AGATCTCTAGGTGGATTAAATAAATCTTCTAAAAACATTAATATCTTTTCATTACTCTCACTAGATTGCTCAATATTTTCAAGACGTTTGAGTATATCTAGCATATTTCTAGCAATGATTTCTATTAATTCTTCATTGGTGGGTTTTTTCATAATTCTAACTTAAATAAGTATTATTATATAAACAATGTTGTATTTGTGGTATAACATACACTAAACTACGAATAAGGACACTTAATGATTTTACCAATTACAATAAAATCTAGAAATGTATTAGACAGGTTGCATTGGGCTAAAAAGTCAATGCTAAAGAAGGAATATGCACTCCTGATCCGAAACCAAATGAGACTTAACGATATAGAACAAGTCAAAGATCCTAAAAAATTAAATCTTAGTATAGTTAGTGTTAGAAAAAGGTTATTAGACTATGACAATCTAGTAGGTGGTTGTAAACAACTAATAGATGCACTTATAGAAGAAAATTACATATATGATGATTCTCCAAAATGGCTAGAAATGAACATACAACAAGTATTAAACAAAGATTGCGAAGAATCACAAAGAAACAAAACACTTATAAGAAGAAATTAATGGAAAGAACACATAAATATCTACAGTATTTAAGGGAACAAGAATATTGTAGTCTGTGTTATAAGCATACTCCTACAGAACCACACCATATTGATCAGATAGGAATGGGTAGAGATAGGAAGAAAAACCTTAGAGAGCATTTTACTGCAATACCTGTATGTAGAGCATGTCATACTGAATATCATAATTTAGGTGGTAAAATGTATAGTATAAAGCACCAAATCAATCCTTATGAAATAGCATTGTATTGGCTTAGTAAATTTTTAATGAAAGATATAAATGGCTCGACCAAAAAAACATGACATACCACCTAACAAGGTACAAGAGTTAGCCGAGTTCGGTTGTACAAATACAGAAATAGCACAATTCTATGGTTGTAGTGAAAGCACAATCAGACGTAATTATGACGAATATCTTATAAAAGGTAGAGCATCAGGCAAAACTAGGCTTAGACAACTACAATGGAAAGTAGCAGAAAAAGGAAATGTTACTATGCTTATATGGCTTGGTAAGCAAATGCTAGGACAATCAGAAAACCCAATGGTGATAGAAGATGAACTTGTAGAAGGCTTTGATCTTGAAGTCCTTTAAAGTATTCCAACATCAGAATAACTTTATAAGATCCCAAGCAAAATACCCTGCACTTGTAGCAGGATATGGTAGTGGTAAGACAGTAGCATTTGTACTCAAAGCAATCCTAGAAGCAGGAAGAAACCCTAAAAAAACAATACTACTTGCAGAACCTACATTTCCTATGATTAGAGATGTACTGCAACCTACACTAGAAGAAACACTAGAACAACTAGGATTCCAATATAAGTATAGAGCAAGTGAAATGAAATATACTATTATATGGAAAAATGGTTATTCTAACATTATACTTAGATCAGCAGAAAACTATCGTAGATGGGCAGGACTAAATCTAGCAGGAGTAGGACTAGATGAAGCAGCACTACTAAAAGATGATAAGGCTTGGAAAATGGGCTTATCTAGGCTTAGAGATGGTAATCATTTGAGTGCATGGATAACTACTACACCTGAAGGATTTAATTTTGTATATGATTTATGGAAAGATAAACCTAAATCAGGATATGATTTGATACAGGGCAAAACAACAGACAATACGTTCTTACCACAAGACTTTATAGATTCACTATATGAAAACTATGATGACAAATTAATATCTAGTTATATTAATGGTAATTTTGTAAATTTGCAATACGGAACTTGTTATTATGCTTTTGATAGAGACAAGAATGTAAAGCAAGTTTCCTATAATAGTTCCCTACCTATTAGAATAGCAATGGATTTCAACGTAGATCCTATCAGTTGTGTCTTATTTCAGATTTATGCAGATAAGCCTAAAATAAGAGTTTTTGATGAGATACAGTTATCACATAGTGGTGGTAACGACTTAATGACTGAAAGACTTGCTAAACTAATAAAAGAAAAATACCCATACGAGAATCCCAACTTATTGCAACCTAAAAGACAAAAGGTTGATACAACAGGACACTATATTTGTTATCCTGATCCTGCAGGAAAGAATAGACATACATCAGCATTAATGTCTGATCATGATATTCTTAGAAGGCAAGGCTTCGGATTACGAGTAAAGAAAAAAGCACCATCAGTAATTGATAGTGTTAATGCAGTAAACAAGGCAATGGATTTTACGATTGTAGATCCTAAATGTAAGGAGTTTATAAAAGACTTGGAACAAGTAGTATTAAAAGAAGGCACTAGAGAAATAGATAAGTCTAATAATGCACTTACTCACCTTACTGATGCCTTCAGATATAGTGTAGATTATGAATTTCCTGTTAAAAAACCTGTAACAAGAACATATATGGCTTAGGAGAGGGAATGATAGTATATTCAACAGCAAAAGACGTTATAGAAGAATCAATAAGGCAGTTAAAGTGGGAAAACCATAGTGCAATGCTAGAAATGAGAGATGAAGCATTAGATTACTACACATACAACAATACTGCTAAATATATAGATCAGTATTTTTCAGGCACACTACAACAAGAGATACCACTTTATTGTGTCAATCTTACCAAGAAATTAATCAATCGTATATCATTAGTGTACAAAGATGCACCAATTAGAGATGTAGAAAATGATTCTTATAATGATTTTACTATAGATAAAAACTATAAAATGAAATCTTTTGAAAGAATACAAAACTTATTAGGCACAGTTGCTATACATGTTGCTTGGAAAGATGGTAAGTTTGTATATAATCCTGTAATGAATTTTGTACCTATTATGGATCCTATGAATCCATTAGAGCCTATAGCAATTACATATCCACTTAATAAAGCAACAGCAGATTGGAGAAATACACAAGAAGATATATATGTGTATTGGAGTGCTGATAAACACTTTATGTTTGATTCTACAGGTAAGAAAATAAGTGTAAACGAAGAAGATATAAACCCTTATGGAAGATTACCATTTGTTTTTGTGCAACCTAATTCAATGGTAGATGAGTTTTGGAATGAAGGTGCTATGGATATTGCACTTGGTAATAAGCAGATAGATATTGCTATGACAATGTTACAACACCATATAAGAACAGCAGGTGGACAATTTGTTATAGAAGGCAGGGTTGATGCTAACAATATACAACTAGGACTTAACAAAGTAGTAGTAGTAGATGAAGGTAGTATGAGCAATATATCATCAAATACAGACGTTACAAGCATTAAGCAGGGTATAGAGTTCCAATTAAAAACAATAGCATTTAACAACAATATAAACTTTGATTTTGGATTATCAGGAAGTCAATCAGGTGTTGCACTTAAAATAGAAAACTTAGAACTACTAGAAGCAAGGGAAGATGAAGTAGAAAAGTGGAGTAGAGCAGAAAAACAGATGTATGAGATTGAAAGAGTGATAGTACAAGTAGAAACAGGATTACAATTACCTGAAGGTATATCACTAGATTATGCAGAAGTTAAGTTTCCTGATCCTGCAGCAGAACTACAGGAATGGGATTGGAAGTTCAAAAATGGTATTGCAGATAAGTATGATTACTTAATGTATATAGATCCTGATAAATTTCCTGATAGACAATCTGCTATTGATCACTTAGATGAGAAAAAACAAGAAGCAGATACAACAGAAAACATATTTAAACTAAACCGAGCAAATGGCGAAGGTACTTAAAGCATATTTAGACAAAATAACTGATTTAGAAGAACAAATTGATAGAGAGATAGATGAGTTATTAAGAGTTATTGACATTGACCAATTACTTGCAAATCCTGAGCAATATATGCAAGAACTATCAAAACAATTCTTTGAATCATTAGATGATGAACTTACACAGGCTATAGAAGCAGGTGAATTAAAAGCAGATAGGATAGTAAAGAGTATTGGAAGCAAACTTCAAAAAGATTAAGTCAGATATAGACTTTAAACAAAACATTAAAAAACTCATAGATGATGCTGTATTCTTAGCAGCACAAATCAATGTAAAAGAAATCAAATCAGGATTAGACAAATCCACAGGGCCTAAAGGTAAGAAGTTCGAAAAACTTGCACCATCTACAATAGCACAAAAGAGGAAAAAAGGGCAACCACTAAAACCACTTATTGCTACAGGTATGATGAGAAAATTACCACCTGTTCAAGGTAAAAAAGGTAAAACAACCATAAGTGTAGCAAAACAAAGAGTAGAGATTGGTGGTTATCATGATCAAGGTGGTAAACAAGCAGGTAGACCACCACAAAGAGAATGGTTTGATATATACAAGACTGCATTACCAAAGATTGAGAAAATGCTTAAATCTAAACTAATTAAACTATATTCAAGACTATGAACACATACAATGAACTTAACATAAAGATAGCCAAAAAAATAGATGATTTATCATTAATAGTTACATCTAACTTATTATCTCGTATAAATGCTATGAGATTATCAGGTATGGCTTCATCTGAAATAAGAAAAGTATTAGTAGCAGATCTTATAGCAGGTGGTAGAATATTTGGACAACTTAAAAATGGTGTTAAGAACATATCTAAAAATGCAGTAGAAGAAGCAGGTAATATAGCAGCACAAAAAGTATTTGAACAACAAGGACTAAAACAATACAAATGGATTACAGTAGGAAAGAATATATGTCCTGATTGTAGACCTAGACATGGTACTACAGGTGATTTAGAGTTTTTTAGAAATATAGGTATGCCTAAGAGTGAATTTAGTGTATGTGGACATAATTGTAATTGTCAATTAGTACCTATTGAGTATGAGGGTGAAGATTTATCTACACCTATTAAGTATAAAAAAATGAAGGGTACAACACCAACATTTACTAATTTAAAACAAGCAGAAAATTATTTAAAAAAAGAATTAAAGATTAAAGAAGTAGATGTAAGTCAATTAGGCAACATGGTAAGAGTTAATGCCTTTGTAAATAGGGTAGTAAAATTACAAAAAAAACATGGTGGAAAAATAGATAGTATAAAACCAATGGGTGCTAAAAACTTAACTAAATATGATAATATTTTGGAATTTCGTTCAAAAACTTATAAAGTATATAAAGGTGTAGATTATTCAGATAATCCATTAACTATAAACACCTTAGAATATAATGCTAAATTTTTTGATTATTTTGATAACGATATTGATTTAAATAATTTCTTAAAAAAACAATATAATTCAGGTTGGAGTTTAAGTGAAAATATAGATGATTTATTAACACATGAATGGGGACATGTATTAACAAATAAAAATTTATATGGAGATATAACAGGTAGTAAATTATTATTAAGAGGAATGGAAGGTGTTTCTAAATATGCTACGGAAAATATAAGTGAAAGTATTGCTGAAGTATTTTTAAAACATTCTAAAGGATTTACTTTAAATCAAAAAGAAAAAGATTTATTAAATGAGTGGTTAATTGTGAGGTTATTTTAATGGCTCATTATTCTCCACAATGTTTTTATTGTAAGCATTATACAGCAAATTTTAGATGCAAGGCATTTGAAAAGGGAATACCTGAAATAATTATACAAAACAAAGTATTGCATAATAAACCATTTAAAAATGATAATGGTATAAGGTACGAGGAAGAAAATGATTAAAAGAGCCATAGTAACACCTGATAAACACTTTCCATTAGCAGATATGGCTGCAATAAGAGTTGTATGTAAAGCCATAGAACTATGTAAACCTGATATATACGTTGATCTTGGAGACACAACAGAAGGTGATGCTTTTAGTCATTGGAAATGGAAACGTAAAAAGAAACCACCATTAGACTATATATTGCCTGATATGGAAAAAGAACTTAAACAGGTTAATAAAGGTATGGATATAATTGATAAATCCTTAGATAAAGTAGGTTGTAAGGAAAGACATTTTTGTCAAGGCAACCATGAGTTATGGTTAGATCAGTTTGTAGATGAACACCCTTATCTACCACAGTATATGACACAGAATGCACTTAAATTAAAAGAACGTGGATATAAGTTTCATCATAATAGTAAATTTTTAAAAATAGGTAAACTATACTTTCATCATGGTAACTTCTATGGTGGACAATATCATGCTGCAAACCATTTAAGAAAACTAGGTTGTAACATTATATATGGACATACACATGATGTGCAAATGCACTCAGCAACAATGCTAGGTGGACAAGTATCTGCTATAAGTTTTGGTTGTTTAAAAGATATGAGCAAAGAATCAAATGCTTGGTTAGGTGGTAGAGAACATAATTGGAGTCATGCTTTTGCAATAGTAGACTTTTTTGATAAAGGACATTTTACTACAAATGTAGTGCAAATAATAAAAGGAAAAGCAGTAGTACAAGGAGAACTTATAGATGGGAATAAAATATAATGGATTTCTTTACGATATTGGAACAATTTGGAATACCTGTAGCAATGACAATAGCATTCGGATTCTTCATTTGGAAACAAAACAGGTTCATACAGGAAACCCTGATGACAGAACTAGACCAAGACTTCAAGAGGTTGGAAGGTATTATTATTAAACTTATTGATCAGCAGAAGAAGGTGCAAATGGAACAGAAGAAACTTAATGGTGTATTTAAGGCTCAGGTAGAGATAATAGCAAGACTATCAGGTAATGGACTTAAAGATAAGTTTCTTAGAATGATGGAAAAAGGTGGAATGACAGAAGATGAATAAGACTAAAAGCATAAAATTAGAAACACCTATTGGTAGCATTGAAAGTGATTCAGGTAATCATTTACTAGATTTAGCAAGTGTTGTGTTTATAATCTTATGTATAGCACTAACTAGAAAATATTGGAGATGGAATGGCTAAGTATAGAGGTAGAAAAGTAAGGTTGAATAAACCTACTAGGATTCGTAAAGGACAACCTAGTTTTGGTAAAAAAAAATTTCAGGTGTTCGTAAATGACGGAGGAAAAACTAAACGAGTTACGTTTGGAGATCCTAACATGAGAATTAAAAAGTCTAGTCCTGCAAGACGTAAATCATTCAGGGCAAGACATAAATGTGCAACTGCAAAAGACAAAACAACTGCAAGATATTGGTCTTGCAAGAAATGGTAGGTAGTAATAATGATAGTAGATAAGGTAATTATAGATTTGTTAGAAAATGCTATTAAAGATAAAATTAAGGCAAAGTTTCAAAACAATAAACAAGAACTTATAGACAAGATTAATAAAGACATAGACATACCCTTTATAAATGAAAAAACTGAGGAAAAAGCACTAAAATTTCTATTCAAACACGTAGAAAAATGGCTAAATGAATAATATCATTTGCAATTAACATGTAAACAATGATAAAATACAAGGAAGAATAATGAAAAATTCTAACGAAAATCCAACCACCGATAATCAAGGTGTCAAATCAGATTCCGTCCAAACAGACGAAAATGTTTCCGTTGATACAACAGACAACGTAAAAGATCCTGTAGAATCTATACCTTATGCTCGTTTTAATGAAGTCAATAAACAGAAAAGAGAGTTAGAGACTAAATTAAAAGAATATCAGGATAAGCAAGAAGCACAACGAGTGAAAGCAATGGAAGAACAAGGTAAATTCAAAGAGTTAAATACTGAACTTACCAATAAATTGCAATCATACGAGGAAAAGTTAAATGTTTATGCTGAGCAAGAGAAGAAGGAAAGAGAAAATTTAATTTCTCAATTAGATGATCAAGACAAAGAAGTTTATGGATCTTTGAGTAATGATCAGTTAAGGAAACATTTAGAAAAGTCAAAAAAACAATCAGTTACAACCAACGTAACACCACCAATTAGAGATAAAAGTGGAAATAAAATAACAGATTGGGCTACAATGTCTCCTGAAGAAAAACGATCTAATTGGAAATCAATAGTTAAATCATATAAAAAATAAAATATACTCTACTTGAAGGCTATTTAGCAGTTGATAGAGAGTACAGATTGGAGAAAAGATGGCTACAACAACAGGTTTAGCAGATCCTGCTGCATCTCAAGCATCAGATACTGAATTAGCAGTATTTATACCTGAGATATGGACAGACGCAGTAAGAGCAAGTTTCAAAAAGAATCTTGTAATGACAAATTTAGGAACAGATTATAGTTCTTTAGTATCAGGTGGTGGAGACATAGTTCACATACCATCAGTTGCAGATGTTGCAGATGCTGCTACTAAAGACCCACACGTTCCTGTAAACTACACAAATCAAACTGAAGATGAAATTCAGTTAGCATTAACATCACATAAATATGCTTCTGCTATGGTAGATGATATGGGTGTTGTTCAAGCAAATTCTGATCTACTTTCAATGTATGCAGATTCTATAGGTTATAAATTAGCATTAGGATTTGAAACAGAAGTAGAAGCAGCACTTGCTACAACTACTGAATGTATTAACATTGCAGGTAACACAGTTCCAAAAACTATTGATGCTGCAACATTAGCACACATTAGTAAAGTTGTATTAGAAAATGATATACCTATTAATGAATGTACATTAGTGTTAAATCCAACACTATATTCTTCATTATTTAGAATAGATGATTTTATTCATATTTCTAAAACTAATACTGCTAATGTTCAAAATGGTCTAGTAGGATCTGTAATGGGTATGAATGTTGTATTATCTAACAACATTACATCTACTAATGCTAATGCTGCTGTAGATTCTGATGATGGTGCATTGAATGACAATAACGTATTAGGTGGATTTGTATTACACAGTTCTGCTCTAGCATACGGATTTAGCAAAGCACCTCAAGTTAGTTCTGAGTATGACATTGATTATATTGCACACAAATTAGTGGGTGATTATATCGGTGGTGCTAAGTTAGTTCAAGATGCTTCACAAATCAAATGTTTTGGTATTGTTGAAGAAGGAACAACTGCTTGGTAGTAAGCAATAAATAATAATACAGGGTAGTGTAATGCTACCCTGTACACTTAGGAGAATATATGAAAGATATTAAAGTTATATTTAGAGGTTATAAAGTACCATCAGGTAAACCATTAAATGTGCCTGTTATGATAGGTAAAGCAAGATTAGAACAATATAAAAATGATGGTAGGTATGATATGGAAATTTTAGATCAACCTAAACCTAAAAAGAAAAAAGCACCTAA